CGCAAAGAAGTATTACATGAAGGTCAAATAAGATCATTTAAAGGTGATATTATTCCTGGTCAAAGCTTTCCTAAATTTAATTGTGAATGTAAATCTTATAATGACTTTGCATTTCACCAACTATTCCAAGGTGAATCTAAACAACTCAATACGTGGATTGATCAATTATTAGATGTAGCTGATAGTGGTGATTTTAATATACTTTTTATGAAATTCAATCGTAAAGGCAAGTTTGTGGTTGTGAACTTTGATGAACCACGTGAACATCCCTTGTTTGTTGAATATCATATGCTTTATTCATATAAAGACATACGTTGGGCTATCATGGACTATGATAGATTTTGGAATCTTAATAAAGATTTTGTTGCTCTTGCTTGTGCATAATAAATAAATTTGGAGCAAGGCCACAAGACCTCGGTACCCACGTGACGCCAAGAGTAACTACTCTTTTACTATTGTGATACACATAGAACGCCACCCGTAACACAGTTACTCCCACTAACTGTAAGCTCCTTTCATTAAAATTTAAAATAACCCAACGTCAAATTCAAATTGACGTTATTGTTGTTTTTTGTTAACATTGCGAAAGGAGAAACTATAAATGTTCAACAGAATAAAAACATTAATTCTAATAACTGCAGCATCTACTGTTGCAGCAACTACTGCATTTGCTGATGCAAATGAAATTCGGTTCAATCGTAAATTAAAACAAGCCACTACACAACCATTACTTTATGAAATTGGTAATTTATTGCCGCAATTTGCTGAAAAGCATAACATCAAAGATTTAAAAGTAACTTATGTAGATATTGCTGATGACACGGTAGCTAATCAAGAAATGCTCGTAGGTAATATTGATGTCAACTATGGTGGTATTGGAACATTTGCTTATATTTGGGATAAAGATCCAAGTAAAGCAAAGGTTATAAGTGGTGTGCAGACACTTGAAAACTGGTTAGTATGTGCTAATCCAAACATCAAGACTATGAAGGATATTACACCAGAAACAAAGATTGCTATTAAAGCACTGAATGGTGGTGATCACATTTTGTTACGTGAATATGCATTAGCTGCATATGGACCTGGCAATAGTGAAAAACTTAATGGTAATATTGTTGCCATGACACGTGATGCTATATTTGCCACATTAAGCACTGAAAAACCAACTATTGATTGTGCCATCGTAGGTTCGCCTGGTCAAAACATTCTTACTAAAGATAATAAGGTGCATGTAATAGCGAAACCTGATAACAAAGTAAGTTTCGGTTATCCAACTGCACTTTATGCAACTACAAAGTGGTTGGAAGCGAATCCAAAACTTGCACAAGCATTGTTTGAAGCTACACAACAAGCAATGAAAAACTATGAACAAGATCCAGAAAGAATTGTTAATCTTTACATTACAAATGATAAAGTTTCAAATACTAATGCAAAAGAAGTCGTGGATATGAAACGTGAAAATCGTGATATCTATGATACATCATTAGTACCAGGTTTTAAAACTATTCAAATTATGATTGATAGTGGTATTCTTACAGGTCCAAATAAAACTATTGGTGCTGATGCAATCTACAATCCAAAGTGGATTAAGCATTAATGATTAAGGTTAATAACCTTACGATTAATTATGGTGGGCGAGATTTGTTTTCGCCCATCAATTTACATATTAATACTGGCGAAACTGTTGTGCTTATGGGTGCTAGTGGTATTGGTAAGACAAGTATATTAAACGCCGTAGCAAATAATATAAAATATGTTGGCAATATATCGTCTGATAAAAATTTTACTGTATTTCAAGATAGTCATCAACTATTTCCATGGTTTACAATTCGTAAAAATTTAGATTTAGTATGCAGAAAAAATTATATTGATTGCGTAAGAGACTGGCAGTTAGTAGAATTACTTGATAGCAAACCCAATACTGTAAGTGGTGGTCAACGTCAACGATTTACGCTTATACGTGCAATGTATAGTGGTTCTGATAATTTACTTTGTGATGAACCATTAAGTGGACTTGACAGTATGACACGTTATTTTGTTCTTAAAGATATGAAATCAAAAATTGTAGAATTAAAATTATGTTGTCTTTGGATAAGTCATGATTTAAATGAAGCAAAATATATTGGTGATAAAATTTTATTATTAACAAGTAATGGTTTAGAAAATATTAGCAAGGATATAAGTGAAGATGAATTTATTAAAAAATTATCAAACTAATATTATTGCTTTAGTTTTATTGGGTGTTTCGTGGCAAGCAATTTACTATTTTGCAGATGAACCAATTGTTTTTCCAAGTTTATATGATATAATGGTTACTGCCACGCAGGTTATTCCCACAGAACTATTTTGGATAACTTATTTTAAAACAATATTGACACTTGTTCAAGCATGGTGTGTGGCATTAGTATTAGTAATTTTTGCTGTATCTGTTTGTTCATTAAATGCAAGTGTTAGGAATATTTTTGAAAAATATTGCAGTTATTTTATGCCAATGCCAAGCTTTGTAATAATTCCTTTTGTAACACTTGTTTTAGGTTTAGGTAAAACTGCACTGCTTATAGTAATGATATTCAGTGTATTTTGGGCTATGAGTTATCAATTACTTGGTGCTTTTGATACTGTAAAATTAAATTACAGTAAACATGTTAAAAATTTAAATTGGAATTTGTTTAAAAGTATAACATTAGTTTATATACCAGCCGCTGCACCTACGTTACTTTCTATATGCAGTATGGGTTGGACATATATGTGGCGTGTATTAATTTCAATTGAAGTTGCATATGGTGCTATTGGTGGTTATTATGGTTTAGGCACTTATATGATTGAAGTCAAAAATAAATTAGATGTTCAAATAATGTATGTGATATTATTGACGATTGCTGCAACAGGCGTTGTTATAAATTCATTAGTTAATAAACTTAATAAAAAATATAGTTGGTGAAAAAAATGACTTGGTTTTATAAATTACTACCTCAATTACCACAAGTTCCACAAGAACTGGTTAAATTATCATTATCTCATATTGTTGGTGAACAAAATTATCAACATGATCCAAGTAGACAGCAAATAGATTGGGACATGATGAAACGTCTTAAGATTTTAGTCGATGGTCGTGAAAAACAACATTTACCAGCATTAGCGTGGCACCTAGATGATGTGATAAAACATTGGGTATACAATAATATTACAGATATTGATGTCGCCCACGTTCGTGTTAGCACAATGATACCAGATGATGATAATGATACATGTGGCGCACATCGTGACCGTGCACGTGATTACGCATTATTGTATGTAGTTGAAGATGGCGGTAATGAAACGATGACAGAATTTTATCGTGAACAAGGATTTCCACTTGAACGTGAAAAAGGTTATAGAACATACGACAATGATAAACTTATTAAATTAGATGCTATACACATACCATTGCATACATGGTGTTTATTGAATGTAAAAGTATTACATGGTGTAAGGTATATGAAAAGTCGTCGTGTTAGTATACAAGTAGGATTAGATAGTTTGCAAGGTTTGAATCAATACATAGGAGAAACCAATGACTTGGTTTTATAAATTTTTAGATTATCCTCATATTCCAGATGAACTTGTAGAGCAATCACTATCTCAACTCTATAGTAAAGAATTATTTCAAATGCCACAAAATGATATGCAAATCAACTGGAATCATGCTAGAACGGTTGAAATACATACTGATGGTGTAGTAAAGAAAAATGCACCAACTATAAGTTGGGATTTACAAGGTGATATTGTAAATTGGTTTAAAACAAATATAAGTGAAAAGTTTGCAAATTTACGTGTAAGCACTACAGAGCCAGATGGGTTTAACAAAGATACACAAGCAGCACATCGTGATTTAAGTCGTAATTATACACTTATGTATATTATAGATTGTGGTGGTGATGCTGTTAGAACAGCTTGGTACGTAGAAAATGGTAAACCAGTAATTCGTGAACGTGGTGAGCGTTGTGATGACCATAGAAAATTAGAACTATTAGCAGAAGTAATAATTCCAGAGCGAACTTGGTGTTTGGTAAATGCAACTATATTACATGCTGTGCATAATTTTGTAAGACCACGCCGTGCCATACAAGCTGGTTTTTTTGATTTAGATGGATTAACAATTGAATAAATTTCACCTTACTAATAATACTGATATTTTCTATACTGTAGATGGTATAAGAACATATAGTAAAATAGCAGCTATTCATGCAGCACGTGGTGATTTAAGTAAAATAAAATTCCATTGGATGGAAGATACATGGGACAAGATTGATTGGTCAATTGAACCAGATTTAAGTTGGAATCAACTTATGACTATAAGATGTCAACAGATTCGTGACAAATACAATTATGTTGCAATGTTTTATAGTGGTGGTTATGATAGTTGGACAATTTTAAAGTGTTTTATTGATAATAAATTATTAGTTGATGAGTTGTTGATTTATGATCGTCGTGATTGGTTTGATGATCCTGAAATACCACATGTTATAGCACATGCGCAATATGTTAAAAATACCTTTTATCCCAATCTTAAAATAAATGTAGTTCGTGTAAACAGTGATGCTACTGCTGAATTTTATAAAGGTGCTGGTGAGGATTGGATATTTCATCCAAACTGTAGTTTAAAGTATACAAAGACCACAAGATATTTCTCAACCAATTTAATGACAGATTTTATTACTACTATGCGTGAGAAAGATCGTTGTAATATTATGGCGGTTGATAAACCTAAGTTGTTATTACGTGATGGTAAATGGTTTAGCTTTATACCAGATGTTCAAATAGATCATAGTGGAAGCAATCAAGAAAATTTTTATTATAGTAGTGAATTACCACAGTTGCATATTAAACAATGCCATATGGCAGTTTCTTGGTTTGAATCATTACCAGAATTAAATGAAGATTTAGTTCATGATATACAAGGTCGTGACAAAAATGAACACGGTGCATTAGTAAAGTATTATGCCGCATGGAATATAGGTATGGGCAGATTACCCATACCACATGCACATTTATACAGTATAAATGGAGCTATGAAATTTTTTCATACCAATGATGAAAAAAGTAGGGACGCAATTGGGCTTTTAGACTATGTAAAAAAACATGATATAGACACTTATAAGATATATACAACAGGCTTGATAAACGCACGTATGTTTGGCACAGAATTAACAGATAAGACAATACTTTCAAAACAATATTTTATAAAAGATAGAAAAGTTCAGGCTTTTTAGGCAGCATACCCAAAAATATGATAATACATGAAGGTTGGTAGCACTCCGACATTGCTACAATATGGGATCGTTTGGCCAAACGTTAGGCTAAATGATCGAGGCTCTGTGAAAAAGCAACCTCAACTATATTACATTCGTTAGCAAGGGTGTAATATGGGTCCGTTGGTAAAATCTACAGGATGTGAAGGGGTACAGGCTAACCGCCCCACTTGAATTGTCAAGTTCCGTTTGCTAATGTCCGAATGATAGCTCAAATGAAGCTACGTGGATATGGATTTCCTGCTTAAGGAAATCTATGTCCAAAATCCAGTCTAAATGAAACTAATATTAATTCTAAAGAGAAATGAAAGAAGAAAAGAAGGTGAAGGGACGATAGTCCCTGAACAGATGCCGTAGGCATCTTAAAAGAAAGCTAAACCTGACTTCTTGGTAGTTTCCAAGTTCTCTTCAATAATACTGCCAATAATATTGCGTTCAGTAACACTCATATCCATAAGTTCATCATAAGTTACACCACCACGCATATACCAACACATCTTAAGTATATTTTTCTTTATACTTCTAATATCACCCTCATAATCAGCCACTAACTTTATAATTTCTTCTTGGGTGAGAGTTAAGATAGTGGCTCGAAAAAATTTGCGTAATCAAATGTCACATTTACATTATAGTTATGATCACATGCTTCACATTGCACACGTGTTGGTGGTAATTGTGCTATATCAGCAAATTCTTTTAATTTGTTTTGAACAGTTTTAATTATGTTGTTATTAGTATTATCATAGAATTGTGTAATATATTCTGGATTAGTAACAACTGTTCCATCTTCTGTGGTAATACTTTCTGTTGCACCACTTAATAATGTTATATTACTTTTAATAATATTCTGTAGATGCATATCAAATTGTGCTTTACGTGTATCTGGGTCAACAGATTCATTGTTTAATAGCTGTATAATCTTTTGTTCTTCAAATGCAGCAATATTGTTTTTTGTGCTTTGGACATAATTTAATGGTTTAAATTTAATTTTAAGACCATCAACTTCAACAACTTGATTATAATTTGGTGTTTTGACACCCATAAGCACTCTACTTAAATCTAATCCATGACGACTTTCAGCTTCACATTTAGGACATTTACTATCCATTTCCATGGTTTCACCATAGGTTGCAATACGAATAGCAATAAGAATAGAATCAACGTCTATAGTGGGCATTGCCCAAGCATTTTTAATATTCGGAACACAGCTTTGTATTACACTTACTACACCCTGACCATTCATTAGTGCATCAGGAGTGCGTAATAGTATTTCATCTTTAGCTGTCATAGGCATAATACCTACTTCACCGTTTGGTGGTAAGTCTAAACTATCTGGTGCCCAATGTTTTCCGCCACTTGGTAGTTTAAGAAATACTGCTGGTTGACGAAAATGTTTAGCAAGCGGATTTGGATTTTGCATGTTTTTGAGTTCCATAAATAATAATTGACAGTATTATTTACAGTTTGAAATTTTGGACCAAATTTAATGATTAGTGACGCAGAATTAAATGCACTTACTGAAGCACTTAACAAAGTTGCAAGCAGATTTGGTGGTTTGGACAGTGCTATTGAATCATTGCGAACAAGAATAGTTACCAACACTAAAGACCAAAAAGATTCCAATGAAGCATATAAACGTGTTATGCGTGAGCGTCAAAAAGAAGAACGTGATATATTGGCAGCACAGCGTCGTGGTAATTTAACTGCACGTGAAACACAAGCGGCGTTACAAAAACTTAATGATAGAGTAAAAGAAGTAGTTCCAGAAGAATTTAAACAAAAATTTGATTTATACATAAAAAATCAAGGTTATGCAAATAACATTGTAATGTCAGTTAATTCACAACTTGTAAAGTTTGATGGTGCATTACAAGGTGGTGCAAAAGTATTAAGTTCACTTGCAACAAATTCTCTTAACTTGGTAAGAGCATATCAAGGCGGTGAAACAGATATAAGAATGGCTGGCACAACAACCGCTGCTGCCGCAAGTGTATTGTTTAAAACAACAAGTGTTGCTGGTAATGCATTATCTACATTTGGTGATGCAGCTATGGCTGCTGCACCAGTTGTTGCTGCATTAGGTGCTGGTATAGGCGGTTTTATTACCTTTGGTGTTGGTATTGCCGCTAAAGGATTCGGCATAATGCTTAATAGTGCAAGCGAGGCTGCTGATAAACTTGCACAAACTGCTATTCCATTATTAACAAGTGAATTGGATAAACTTTATACTAATTTTAATGCTATTAGTAGTGCAGGCTTAGTATTTGCTGGTGGTATACGTGATATGGCAAATGCAGGATTAGCATTAAATCTTACACTACCTGAATTTGCTGAAGTAGTAAAAGCAAGTGCACAAAACTTATCATCATTAGGCATAAGCACAACAGAAGCTGCAAGACGTATGGGTGATGTTGGAACCACTATGCGTAAAACTGGTGTAAGTTTAGAGTTACAAAAACTTGGCTATACCTTTAGAGAACAAGCAGGTTTAATTGCTGATACCATGGGTTTAATGCGTCAAAGCGGTGGTAGTTTAGTAGCAAGCAATGATGAAGTAGCAGTTCAAACTGCAAAGTATGCTGAAAATCTACGTATTGTAAGTGCTATCACTGGCGAAGATGCAAAAAAACGTGAACAAGAAGTACGTGACCAAACTAATGAAGTAGCGTTTCAACAAAAATTAGCTGGTATGGATGAAAAAACACGACTTGGAACCATAGCCGCTATGGAAAATATGAGTGTTGCTCAACGTAAAGCATTTATGGAAACAGTAGTATTTGGTCAAGCAATTACACCAGCAAGTGCATATATGGTTTCAAATATGCAAGGATTTGGTGAAAGTATAAGCCGTGCAATGCAAAACTTTGAAGCTGGCACATTGGATGGCACATCAATGCGTCAAATCAATGCTGATCTTGGCGGTGCTATGAAACAAGATATATTAGCAAGTGTTGATTTGGCACGTGCTGGTATGGCTGGTGTTACTGGATTAGTTGCAGATTTACGTGTAGCATATACAGATGAATTAAAAGAAAGAAATCGTGTAACACGAGAAGCAATTACTGCTGCGGAAGAAGCAGTTAGAACACAACAAAAAAATACTGCAGAATTAGATACAGAGTTAATAGCTGCGGCAAATGCGGGTCGTAAAATGGCTACAACGATTCAAGAAACAATATTAAAACCTAAAATTTTAGAAACTACGGCATGGGCTTTTGGTCAAGTAACTGAGGCTGTAGTAAGTTTAATTAGAAAATTTACGGCTCAATCTCCATCAGGTCAAGCTGCTAATCTTGCAAATAATATATCTACACAAGAACAGCAAGGTGAAATAGCAAGAATGCGCAATAGATTACCTGGTGCGCAAGCAACAAGTTCATTACCTGGAAATAGAGAACGCAGAGAAACTGCTGGTTTTCAAGATTTACAATCTGCTGGTAATACATTGTTTGCACAAGGCGCTATAGAAGATTTAACTGTTCAAAGTGTAGCAAGATATATGCGAGAACATCCAGAAAATGATGTTGTTGCTAAATTTATAAGAAATAATCCTAACTTTAATTTGAATCAATTTGCATTGGGTGGAATATCAAGTGGTCCACGTAGTGGTTATATGGCAACATTACATGGAACAGAAGCCATATTGCCTGAAAATCTTACTAATATGTTACTTGATTCTGCTAAAGCAAACCAAACCTTGCGTGATCAGCTTCCTTCATCTAACGTGCGTCCAGACAGAACAGAAGAATTATTAAGCATGCTTAATAATAAGTTTGAAGATATGATTGGTTTACTTGATGATATCAGCAGTCATACTGAACGCACCAGTGTTCGTGTAGCATAATTATAAAAACACCGCACATATCCATAAATATTCCTACAAGGAATCATAAAATGGCTTGGAAAAAGCATTGGCGCATAGTCAGCGATGGTCAGTATAGTCCAGTTAACGGTAGTGTAACAGATTATAGCAATTATAATTATTTGGGTTCACAAGCAAATGCTGCTTACCGTAACTATCAAAGCCATTTACCAGATGTGTATAGTGGTCATCCAAATCGTATTGATCGTTATACTCAATATGAGAATATGGACTTAGATAGTGAAGCCAATAGTGCATTAGATATTTTAAGTGAATTCTGCACACAGCGTAGTGAAGAAACAAGTACACCATTTAATATACAGTTTAATGATGAAGCCACTGATAATGAAGTTATGATTCTAAAAGAACAATTAAAGGCATGGTGTAAACTACAAGACTTTGAACAACGTATCTTTAAGATTTTCCGTAATACATTAAAGTATGGTGACCAAGTATTCGTACGTGATCCAGAAACTTATAAATGGTATTGGACAGAAATGAATCGTGTTAGCAAAGTAATTGTTAACGAAAGTAAGGGTAAAGAACCTGAAATATATTATATTCGTGATTTGAATCCAAATTTACAGAACAGCACTATTACTGCACCACCTGGTCCAAATGATTCATATGCGTTTGCGCCATATATGGGTGGTAGTCGTGCTTATACTGCTGGTGGTGAAGTATTCAGTCCAAGCACACGCTTTGGTGCTGGTAACAATGAATTTCCAGTAGGTGCAGAACATGTTGTTCATTTAAGCATGACAGAAGGTTTAGATGTTAACTGGCCGTTTGGCGTTAGTGTGTTTGAATCTATTTTTAAAGTTTTCAAACAAAAAGAATTATTAGAAGACGCCATTCTAATCTATCGTATCAGTCG